TCGCTCCATGATCTTTTTCCGTCGTCGGGGTGCCCCCCTACCCCGATCGACCAGCGTCGATGACATAGAGTCATCATGGTCACCACCTTCTGGTAGTGATCAGTGGTGCGATCGGTGCGCGGACCGATGGCTGGCGCTTGCCACGCGCGCTATTGCAGCGGAAATGTGCACCACGTGCGTTGCCTCGGACCAGGGCGAGGTCGGGCCGGTGATCGACCGGCACGACGTGGTCGAGGGACCAGCACCAGACGTTGACGCGACCCGTGCGCGGATCCCGGTACGGCAGGGACATGTCAATGGGATGGCCGCACAGCCAGCACGTGTGCTCCTCGCGCCGGACCTGCTGAGCGAACAGGCGGTAGGGGTAGGTGTGCCTCGGATCAGCGGCCATCGCGGATCACCGTCACCCTCCGGACGCACCGCGGCCCCGACCTACGGGGAGGGTCGGGGCCGCGGGTGTATCAGGGTATTAGGGGCAGGGTTGCATGCAGGTCAGAGCATGTCCAGCGGACTCGGGGGTCATTCCTTGGTCGGGGCCGCCCGGAGCGCGGCACCGTCACGCACCCGGTACAGCGGGCGACCGTCGAGGTCGCAGCGTCGTCGGACCAGCCGACCACGACTCACCCATGACCGGACGGTCCCGGGCGGCACGCCCAGGACCTCGGCGAGCGCGGTAGCGGTGACCAGCTCTCGGGACTCGGCGAGGCCTGCCGCGCGGGCGTCGGCGACGTCGGTGAGGTCGTGGCATGAGGTGCACGCGACCACCCGCGCGTCCCGGGCGGCGTACAGGGCCGTCCCGCACGCGCACCGACCGACCACCTCCAGGTCCGGCGGTCGGTCGATCGCGGCATATCCGGCGTGGACGGCAGTGATGATCTCTCCGGCGCACTCTGAGATCCACGGCCGGGACCCGAGATCGGCGCATGCTGCGAGTAGTGCGGCCTGGCCGACGGTCCCGGCGAGCAGCCTGTGTCGCATCGGTCCGGCGAGCATGGTCTGTCCGATCCGGATGCACGATCGGTGCCTGCACATGTGCCGGCAGGCCGGGCCCTGGACGGGTGGCCGGGCCGGCGTCTCCTCGTGCCACACCCTGGCCCATCCGCGCACGACGGTCGCGAGCGCGGTCCGGGCCGTGGATGCGCGGTCGTCAAACTCGAGGACCACTCCTGCCGTGCATCCCTGCTCATCCTGGCCGTGACTGCAGTCGGGGCTGGCGCACCGCGGCATTCCTCCGCCGGGGTGCATCGACGTCTGCCTGGAGATCGTCGTGTCCAGCTCGGTCAGTAGCTGTGGGATCTCTCTGAGGTACACGCGGGTACGGGTGAGGCACCCGTCGCAGATCCCCTGATGGCTACGGACGGGGATCTGGCAGCCGGACAGCGGGCAGGTCCGGGCGGTCATCGTCAGCTGCCGTCCGTCCGCGCCTCCGGGGATCTAGGCACGCCGGTCGGTGCGGTCCGTGGGGAGACGTGTGCAGGCTGCTGCGTCCGACGCCAGGACGGGTGCACAACCCTGGCGTGCCGGTACTGCCGACGGAGCCTCCATCTTGCCTGGGCCCAACTGCGGCCCGGCACGCCGGGGCCGTGCCTGTCTGCGACGATCGTCCAGAGACGTCCGCACCGGCACCGCCAGACGGCGCCGATCGGGCCGGCCGGCAGGAAGTCCTCCCATGGCTCGACGATGTGCGAGCGCGGCGGGTCGCATTCGTGGCCGTCGAGGGCGAGCCATCCGGTCTGGTGTGCGGCCTGGATCCGGGATCCGTCCGGATCGCGGCGGCTACTGAGGCGCTCGGGTCCCTCCAGTGCCCGCCGCGCGGCGGGCGTCGACACCGGGTGGTCGAGCGCGGGCGCGAGCGTCCTCTGCCACTCCGCCGCGATCTGGCGCCGGGCGGACGGCTTGGCGACCGATGCCCTACGCCGGACCGGGCGTAGGGCATAGATGATCACGATGGCGCCCAGGGCGATGGGCAGGCAGATCACGACGACGACATCCATCACCGTGGCCTCCCGAGGGATCCGAGACGACGCGCACCGATCATGATCAGTGCGAGCGCCGCGGCGATGACGGCGAGCGGTGCTGCGATGGTGGCCAGGGCGATGGTCGCGGCCGGGCCCGGGCCGTCGTCGATGACGTAGGGGTGGGTGCGCATCGGGTGCTCCTCTCTCACGGGTACCACACTCGGTGCTCACGAGAGCCTGCCAGCCGCCCGGCCGCCGCTCCCGTCAGCGTTGCCCAGCGGTATCGGGCGGCCTCGTCCGCCCGTCGTCCGGGCCACAGTCGGGCCAGGGCGGCATACTGCCCGGCCGCTGACCGCCATCGGCTCTGCTGCTCGACCAGCGCGCGATACCGGACCCACAGCGCGACCTCGGACCGGCCGTAGCCGTATTCCTGGGCGTAGGTGCCCTCGATCGTGTCGCGGTAGCGGTAGGCCACGGTCGCGGCCTCGACCAGGGTCGGGGTGATGCCGATCAGGTGCAGCCTGATCCCGAGGTCGACGTCGACCTGGCGGGCTGTGGCCGGATTCCATCCTCCGGCCTCCCACAATGCGCTGCGGGTGATGCCGAGGCCGGCCCCGACGACGAAGGGGATACCGTGCCAGGTCGGCAGCGTCGTGTCCTGCATGGGTGCCCGCCGGGCCCGGACCGCGGGCTGATTCAGCGTCCCTACGTCGAGCCTGGCCCCGACGTAGGGATGGCCGCCGCGGATGGCCCGTCCCATCGCGGTGACGTAGCCGGGGTGGACCTGGTCGTCGTCGTCCAGGTAGATCAGGATGTCGGAGCAGGCGCTCAGGGCGCCCACGTTGGCCGCGTATGACTTGCCTCTGACCTGGTCGGCCGGGACGAGCCGGATCGCGGCGAATCTGGTCTTCCAGGGCTTGACGTCGATCAGGCACGGGCCGTTCAGCGCGACGATGACTTCGAAGTCCTGCTCGTGCTGGGCGGCGAGGGACTCCAGCTGCAGGTCCAGCTGGAGCGGCTTCCTGCCGTCCGTCGGGATGATCACTGATGCGGTCGGGGTCATGCCGGGCCAGCCTTTCGTCCCGGCCCGTGGCCGGGTTGGGTCGTGCGGTGATCGGCGAGCGCGGCGGGGGGGCGGATCGCCGCGTGGTGGCCGCACCGGCGGATCGTGCGTCCGCAGGTAGAGCACCGGACGCCGGTCATTGCTCTGGTCAGGTCCTGCAGGATCGTCCGTGCACCCATCATCGGCTCATCTCGCCGGGCCGGGTAGCTGGCTTGGGCTGGGCGGGTGGTGGGGAGGGCTCGACAGCCTCGGTCATCTCGGGAGTGTCGATGGGGCGGGCGTGGCGGTATCGCCACCTGGTGACCCACCCGGCGAGGAGCCACGTGCCCCGGTCACGGGCTATGACCTGTCCGCTGGTCGGGATAGGCACTTCTGCGACCTGCCAGAGCCTGCCGCAGTCGCAGCGCCAGACGGTCCCGATGCGTGCTGCAGGGATGGTCATGGCGTGCTCACCACCGCAGACCGGGCCGATGTCGCGGGTAGGCGGTGCGCACCGGTGCCGGGTGCGACGTGCGGGCGGTGGGGTGAGGTAGCCGGTCATTGCGTCCCTTCCTCGTCGGCGGGTCCGCCGGTAGTGAAGTCCTCTTGCGTGAGTGCTCGGGCTCTCCGTAGCGCGTCCTCGATGCCGGTGACGAACTGCTCCAGGGCAGCGAGCGGACAGGGGGTCATGGGGACTCCCACAGAGTTCGTGCGGCAGGCGTGTACGCGGCGTCGTCCCTCGGGCGGGACATGCTCGACCAGCCCGCTCTCGGCTGGCGCTCGGCGATGACGCGCCAGCCGCTGGCGCGCAGGCTGGCGCCTGTCTCGCCTGCCTGTGTCCAGGTGATCACGCGCGTGTAGCCGAGAGCGAATGCCGCCCTCGACAGCGCGCCGTACAGCATGCTGCACGCGTTCCTGGTGCCGTCCGACGCCACCCGAGTGATCTCGACGGTGGCGCCGTCGTCGAGGTGGCGTGCGACCGGGCGTCCGGCGATACCGACCGCGACCAGGCATCCGTCGTCGTCGGCGACGCCCACCCGGAAGAGGTCACCGGTGGGCGGCGGGTGGTGCCGGTGCCACCGCCGCACCGCGTCGGCGGCGGCGGCCTGGCGTAGGGGCACCAGGTGTAGGGCCACCAGTTGCTACCCCCCGTCCGGCGGGCCTTATCGCTCGGTGATGAGCACGTCGGCGAGCAGCACGTCACTCACCCCCGAGGACCAGGCGGATAGCGAAGTCACAGATTGCGTACCCCAGGTACAGGAACGCGCCCAGGGTCACGGACAGCACGATGGTTGCCCGCATGATTCGGCCTGTCCTGGCCCGCCACGAGCGCTTTTCAGAGGGGCGGGAGTTGTCGTCGGTCGGCATGATGAGTCCCGTTCGGTCGGGCCGGACCGGGCCCCGTGCGGTGGGGCCCGGTCCGGCGGGGGGGGGTTAGCGGTTCTGCCGGCGGTCGTCGCTGCCGCGGCGGCGACGGTCCTCCTGCGTCGGCCAGATGCCGACGTTGTCGTCGCCCTCGATGAGGGCGACGGTCAGCCCGCTCCAGCTCCATCCGTGCTCCAGCGCCGCGGTCACCGAGACGTAGGCGGGCAGGCTGGTCGGGCCGAATTCCTTGACGGCCGCGACGTAGGCGACATAGAAGCGACGGTCACCCTGACGGGGGGTGATGTCGGTCATTGAGTCTCCCTCGCTTATGTGGATTTCTTACGTAAGAAACTATTCCACACACTGGGCATGGTGTCAATTACTTACGTAAGAAATTCACTCCGGTTCGTCGTCCTCCTGGAGCAGGGAGCGGCGCATATGCGCCGTGTACCCCAGGCGGATCAGCCCCATCAGCACGTCCTGATAGGTGTTGCCGAGGGGGCCCCGGCGCAGCTCTACGTACTTGATCCACTCCTCGACCGGGATGTAGACGTTCTGCCTGACCCGCCGGCCTGCGGGCGGGCGGCCGGAGCGTGACCTCCGGAGCGACCTCTTGGGGGGGGTGGCGGCCTGTTCGTCCGTCATCAGACGTCCCGCAGCCACGTGCGGACGTACTCCAGCAGCGCGTCCACCTGCTCGTCACCGAAGTACTGCACGGCCGCGGACGGGGCGAAGCCGCTGTTGCCGAGGCGATACGGCGTGGCGCTCCATCCGCCCTCCGGCAGCTGCCCGAAAGTGAGCAACCTGGCGCGGGTGCCGCGCACCGCGTACTGCTCCAGGGAGCTGTCGGAGTCGTTGACTTCGCATTCGATCATGCCGGGGTCGATCCCGGCATCGTGGATCCTGCGGTGGTCCAGGACTCGGGCCGTGATGGACATGTCGCCTCCTCAGTGGTCAGCGGCCCAGGTACGCACGTGGTCGAGCACCTCGTTCACGTCGGCGTCGTCGTCGAGCAGGGTGGCCAAGCCACCCAGGTCGACGTCCTGGCCCTCCTCGTCGATCCCGTACGGGACGACGGTCCACCCGCCGTCCGGGTCCTGGTAGAAGGACAGACGGGACGACCCGTCCCGGGCGATCATCGAGTACTTCTCCAGTCGGGACCAGAGGCACCGCTGGAAGCTCACCCTCCCGGAGTCGATGCCGGCGCCATCGAGGATGTCCGGGGTGATGGTCCTCTCGGCGGCGCGGGCCGCCAGCCACGTGCGGACGTGCTCCAGCAGCGCGTCCACCTGCTCGCTTCCGAAGTACTCCGGGGCCTGCCCCGCCGGGCTCCAGCCGCCCTCGTCGTCCTCGCTGCGGTCGTACTCCATGACGGTCCAGCCGCCGTCGTCGTCCTCGCTGACGAGCAGGCGGGTCGTGCCCATGTGCGAGCGCACGACGTAGAGCTCCAGGTCCAGGTCATGCGGATTCTGTTCACGCTCGACGAAGTCCAGGTCGACTCCGCCGCCGTGGATGACGTCCCAGGTGAGTACGCGCTCGGTGATCATGATGTCCCTTCCCGCCTCTCGAATTCCTTACGTAAGAAACTATGCACCGTCTAGCAGCATCCGTCAATATCTTACGTAAGAAACATTCATGTATCGTCCTATCCGGAGCCGTCACCGTCACTGGAGCCGGAGCCGGAGCTAGAGTCGGAGCCGAAGCCGAAACCGGAGCCGCAGCCGAAGCCAGCACCGGAGCCGACTCCGGCGCCTCGGCCGGAGCCGTAGCTGTCGCCGGAGCCAAAGCCATGGCCGACACCGGAGCCGAAGCCGGAGCCGTCGCCGGAGCCGTCGCCGGAGCCGGAACCGGCGCCGTCACCATCGCCGGAGCCGAAGCCGCGGCCGGAGGCGGAGGCGGTCATCACGCATCACCGGAGCCGCGGCCGTCGCCGGAGCCGCGGCCATCGCCGAAGCCGTCGCCGAAGCCGGAACCGGAGCCAGAGCCGGAGCCGGAGCCGGAGCCGGCTCCGACGCCGGAGCCGGCTCCGAAGCCGTCGTCGAAGCCGTCGTCGAAGCCGTCGTCGAAGCCGTCGTCGAAGCCGGTCACAGGGCATCACCGCAGCCGAAGCCGTCACCATCGCCGAAGCCGTCACCGTCACCGTCACCGTCGCCGTAGCCGTCGCCGGAGCCGTCGCCGTAGCCGTCGCCGGAGCCGTCGCCGTAGCCGTCGCCGGAGACATCGCCGAAGCCGAAGCCGGAGCCGTCGCCGGAGCCGAAGCCGTAGCCGTCGCCGGAGCCGAGGCCGTAGCCGTCGCCGGATCCGGCGCCGAGACCGGCGCCGAAGCCGTCGCCGTCACCGTCGCCGTCACCGGAGCCGAAGCCGTAGCCGTAGCCGTCGCCGGAGCCGAAGCCGCGGCCGGAGCCGTCGTCGAAGCCGGTCACAGGGCATCACCGCAGCCGCAGCCGCGGCCGTCGCCGGAGCCGGAGCCGGAGCCGGAGCCGGAGCCGGAGCCGTCACCATCGCCGAAGCCGAAGCCGCGGCCGGAGCCGTCACCGTCGCCGAAGCCGCGGCCGAAGCCGTCGCCGGAGCCGAAGCCGCGGCCGAAGCCGGAGCCGAAGCCGGCATCGGAGCCGGAGCCTGAGCCTGAGCCGGTCACAAGGCATCACGTCCACCGGTACCGGAGCCGCGGCCATCGCCGAAGCCGTCGCCGAAGCCGGAACCGAAGCCGTCGCCGGAGCCGCGGCCGTAGCCGTAGCCGTAGCCGTCGCCGTCGCCGAAGCCGGAGCCGGAGCCGAAGCCGCGGCCGAAGCCGGAGCCGAAGCCGTCGTCGAAACCGGCGCCGGAGCCGAAGCCGGAGCCGTCACCATCGCCGTAGCCGTCGCCGTCGCCGTAGCCGGTCACAGGGCATCACCGCAGCCGGAGCCGGAGCCGAAACCGCGGCCGTCGCCGAAGCCGAAGCCATCGCCGTCGCCGAAGCCGAAGCCGGTGCCGGAATCGTCGCCGAAACCGGAGCTGCGGCCGTCGCCGAAGCCATAGCCGAAGCCATCGCCGAAGCCGTCACCGTCGACGGCGCCGAAACTGGAGCCGTCGCCGGAGTCGAAGCCACGCCCGGAGCTCGCGCCTGAGCCGTCGCCGGAGCCGGTCACCACGCATCACCGGAGCCGTAGCCGTCGCCGTCGACGGAGCCGGAGCCGGAGCCGAAGCCGGAACCGGAACCGGAGCTGTAGCTGAAGCCGTCGCCGGAGCCGAAACCGGAGACGGAGCTGGAGCCGCGGCCGTAGCCGTAGCCGTAGCCGTAGCCGGAGCCATCGCCGGAACCGGAGCCGAAGCCGGAACCGGAGCCGAAGCCGAGACCGGAGCCGTAGCCGGAACCGGAGCCATGGCCGGAGCCGTCACCGTCACCGAGGCCGAAACCGGAGCCGTCGCCGAAGCCGAATCCGTCGCCGAGGCCGGAGCCGACGATGGCTCCGGCCTCGGCGACGGCCGTCAGTGCGCCGTCCACACCGGGACTTGCTCGATCGCAGCCTGAGCCGCGGCAGAGACCGGGATCACCTCGATCACACCGAGCACGGTGATCTCCGGGACCGCGGCCGGGAACTTGCACGCGTCCGGCCTGGCCGGACCCGCGAGCGCAAGCTCCGACAGGGTCGCCGCGCCCGCCCAGAACCAGATCCGCCGTGAATCGCGCAGTGTGACGACCCTGTCGTGGTGGTCGAATTTGGTAATCGTCCCGTAGTGCACGCCGGACGATTCCGTCCGGATGATTACCTTCGTGTTGTCGTCGGTCACTTTCTGTTCTCCTCTCGTTTCCGGTGCTATCGGCACCGGGGTTCCTAGATGGTGCCCAGCCGGTCCCGGTCGGCGCGGCGACCGGCCCGGGACCGACGCCCGCTCACGGGGTGTCCTCCATCGCTCGACGCATCGCGGCGAGGTCCCCTGCCTTGCCCCGGACCTTGATAGGCGGAACGTCACAACTCGGCTTCCACCGCTGTCCGACCAGCATCCACCGGCAGCCGGGGGCCCCGTCGGACAGGCTGACGGGTCTGCCGCACCGGCACATGGCATCGGTAAGCAGCCTGGTAGCCAGGGCCAGGGCGGCGGCCTCGGGCGACCGGTGATCCTGGGCGATGATGCGGCCGCCCTGGAAGCAGACTTGGGCGTACCAGCCCGCCTCCTCGACGGGCACGTCGTCATGGACGAAGCCGAGCTGGAACTCTTTGGCGCCAGAGCGCCGGGCCAGATCGGTGCAGGCGATCACCATGTCGCTCATGATCATTGCGTGTCTCCTCGGTGCTCGATACCGCGTGCCGCCGTGCTGCGCTCCCGGTGGGCCCAGCCCGCGATGGTGGACGCGGCCCGGAGCCATCCCTCGGTCCGGAGCTTTCCCATCGGCACGGACACGTTCGGGTTGTTCGCTATCCGCTCTAGCTCGGTGGCGGCCTCGGCGAGCGCGTCCGCCTTGGCGGTGACCAGTTGCGCGGCCAGGGAGGCGGCGTATCGCTCGGCCGACTCGCGGGCCGCCCGGTCGATGATCGTGTGGTCCTTGACCAGGTCGGCGCGCCGGGCGCTCGACTCGAGTCCGGACCCGCCGCCCGTGACGGTGCGGCGCAGCGCCTCGGCGTGAAGGTCCCGACCGTGCAGCGTCGGTGCTCCGGGCGGCACATGGTGGATCAGGTCCGCCATGTAGCCCTGGAACTTATCGGCCAGCCGGTGGAAATCGACCCCTGCCCAGGGGCCCGTGATCTCGCTCATCAGTAGCCCTTCATCTGTCTGGTGGTGCACCGTCATCATTTCCCACCGAAGATCTGGCCGAAAGCGTATGCACAGATCGTGCATAGGACCGCAGTTAGCGAAATCGCGATAATCCAGATAGTGACAAGATGATATAGCTTTGCGAATACGATGATCTTTCTTTCCTGTTCTTTCCGTCGGGCGTGCGGCCGTCCGGGCCCGGTCTCCGACTCGCTCATCGGGCAGCTCCCGCGAGGCGGCGCAGCTGCTCGATCCCGTCCGGATCGAACTTGATCATGCATACGGCCGCCGCGTACCCGGGGTACACGATGCCCAGCAGCAGAAGGTTGGTCGGGTCGGCGCGGGCCATGAGCCCGATCAGGTCCGCGACGAACCCGCCGGGCTGATACCCGCCCTCCCCGTAGTGGTGCAGCACGTGCGCGGCCTCGACCGCGGTGACCACGATCTCCTCGGTGATCACGATCTCCTCGTCGCTCATCGGGCCTCCTCGACGTCCCGGTCGGTCAGGTACCGCTTGCGGTGAGCGCTCACGAGCCGCCGCGCGTGCTGCTCGCTCAGGCCGAGCGCTCGCGCGATCGTCGCGGTCCGGCGGAGGTCCGGGTCCGGGGCGGCGAGGTGGCGCGCGATGGTCCTGGATCGGGCGATCGCGCGGGGTGAGCGCTCACCGGGCGGGAGCGCTCCGAGCGCTCGCGCGAGCTCGACCGGCACCTCGGCCGTGGTGGGCGGGTCCCAGTGCTCGCGCTCGCAGCGCGTGAGCTCCGCGCGCGCGGCGACGAGTCGCTCCGGTGAGCGCTCACCGAGCGCGCTCACCAGCGTCCGCCATCGGTCGAGGGTGAGCACGTCGCCGGCGCTCGCGCTCATCGGTCGGTCCGGTCGGTGGTGGGTTCGTCCTCGGTGCCGGCGGCGATGGTGCGCCACCGGTCGGTGATGGCCGTGGTCGCGGCGTCCTGCCGGACCTCGAGTTTGCTCCCGTAGCTGCGGACGAAGGCCAGCGATCCGGCGTCGAGCAGGAGCAGTACCTGCCTGAGTACGTGCCATGTGGCGGTCTGGACGGCGGGCATCACGACGTCGGACCGGCATGCGGCGTGTTGTGTGCGCGCGTCGGCCCAGCGGTGCGCGGCCGGGGCTGCACTGGGCTCGCCGGGGATCCTGCCGACCCGGTCGGCTCCCGCGAGGTAGGCGGTGGACAGCTCGTGGTGGAGCGCGGCCCAGCCCTCGTCATGGGCCATGGTGGCGCCGATCCGCTCCAGGGCCGTCAGCGCCCGGGCGCGGACGGGGGTCTCGGGGATGCTCGCGAGCGCCAGGTACAGGTCGGCGATGTCGTACCGGTGCGGGTGGTCGAGTAGCGCCGTGCCGGTGGGTCGGTCGGTCATCGGACGGTCCTTCGGTAGGTGGTGAGGTTGGCGGCCTCCAGCACGGCGCGCGCTCGGATCCTGTCGAGGGCGGTGCAGGCGGGGTTGAGCACGTCGTCGAGGGCGCCGCGGAGGTCGTCTATCTGGTCGTAGGCGGCGTCCAGGGCAGGGGTGGCCGATGGCTGCGGGGGCGGTACCGACATGAGACCCCGGGGCACCTGCGCGGGGCCTGGTCGGCCGGGTGATATCTGCCCGGCTTCGTCGAGGTCCTCGACGAGGTCCTCGTCGAGGACGTGCGCGCCGATGTCGGCGCGGGGGCTCTCGTCGAGCGTGCGCGTCCGACCGGACCAGCGGCAGAATCGGATCACCGGATCCACCCGTTGCGTAGGGCGAGGACGACGAGTCGGGACGTCTTGCCGGGGGGCATGCCGAGCCTCTCCCAGGAGCACCTTATGTGCGCTCTGACCGTGGCATGCGCGATGTGCAGTCGCCTGCCTACGTCGTCGATGGTGAGTCCGTCGGCGATGGCGGAGATGACATCCAGATCACGTGTGGTCAGTGGGCAGGGGGGTGCGCCAAAGCGTCGGCTACAGCGGGGGCAGCTGCGGGCCAGGTCGGTGACGGTCGCGGTAAGGACCACGACCACCGACCTGCAGGACGCGCAGGTGCCGAGGTGGCCGCATCGGTGCGACGCTTCGGTGAGGGCGGCGAAGGCCGGGGACAGGTCGGGGTCGACGTCGTCGGTCACCGGGCGGTCCCGCGGGTGGCGTCGAGCAGTTCCTCCAGGGCGGCGCGGCCGGCGACGAAGGGGCGCAGTAGGTCGCCGATGGTGTGGCCGGCGGGGCCGACGAGGTCCTCGTCGTAGACGGCCAGTCCCGTCCACGTGGCGTGGTCCCTGCCGGTCCGCGTGACGATCGGGCCGCTGAGCTCCAGGGAGTAGCTGCTGGTCTCGCCGTCGGAGCGGAGTTGCTCCAGCAGGGCGGTGACGCGGATCATCCGGCTCGGCACGCCGTCGCAGGAGCTCTCCCGCACCCGGACCTGCCGCGGGTCGGTGTCGCCGAGCGCGGTGGTCAGGGTGATGGTGGTCCGTCTGCTGTCGGCGCTCACGCTTCCTCCGCTCCCGCCTCGTCGACCTGCTCGGGCTGTGGCCATGTCGCGGGCCGGCTGTGGATAATCCATCCGAAGAGCAGTTGGTACTGCCAGCGGAGGTGGCAGTCGTCGCACTCCCAGATGTCGCCGACAGACACGTCGGTCCCGTCTTCCCTCGTCCTGGGTTTCGCGCATCGGTGGGCACGTCGGATCCATCCCATGATCATTTTCCTGTTCTCGTGAGGGTGGTGAGTTCGGCGGCGATGGTGCCGTCGGTGAGGTCGTGCGTGGTCCAGACGCCCGCGTCGTGGCCTGCGCGGGTGAGGACGTCGAGCCATTCGCGCTGCCGGGTCGACAGACGGCCGCGGGCCGTCTTCAGTTCGCGGAAGAGGGTCCGCCCCTGCCCGGGGTGGACCAGGACGCAGTCGGGCCAGCCGGGCGTCGTCCCGGGCGACCAGGTGACGTGGAACACGTGCCAGCCGTGGGCCCGGGCCAGCCGGCCGACGAGGTCCTGGAGCTTCTTCTCCGTCATGGTCTCGGCGACCAGGGAGTCGTAATCGGCGCCGTTCATCGGACGGTCCCGGTGCCGCGTAGCCGCTGCTGCCGCAGGGGAATGACGTTGTCCGGGAGCGGTCTGGCGGCGACCGGGCAGGTAGCGAAGTGGGTGACGCGCAACTCTTCGGTGGGCAGGGTGTACCGGTCGGAGGTCAGGACGCGGGCGTAGGTCTGCCCTCCGGTGCGGTAGACGGCGATGCTGGCGGCGGCACCGGTCGCGCCGGGCGGGTCGAGGGGCATGCGCGACCGGTGGCGGGGCGGTCGGTCCTCGTCGAGTCGCCAGATGGTGGCCCACTCGATCGGCCGATGGCATCGGTGGCACCGAAACTTCATGAGGTCTCCTCCCGGTCGGTGGGGTATCGCTCGCGTAGGGCGGCCAGGGGTAGCCAGTCGCGTCCGGCGCGGTCGCGCTGGTCGAGAAGCCGGTCGAGGGTTTCGGGCCGGCAGACGGGGCAGGGCCTGGGTCGCCCGGTCAGGTCGTGGGTCCAGCCGTCGTCGCAGTCGTGGTCGGGGGCGTCGATCAGCTCCCCGGACCGGTCGCGGGTCTGCCCGTCGTCGCGGGTCACGATGCCTCGCCGATCCCCGGATCACGGGCCCCGTAGGACCTCCCCCGCTGCTCGGCGACCCTGCGGGCGCTGACGGGTCGGCAGGTGGGGCAGGGCTTGGGACCCCGATCGGAGTCGATCATCCCGTCGGTGCACCGGTGGGTGCACCCGGGTGTCGACCGGGGCGGCGGGGCGGTCATCAGGCCGCGCAGGATGCTCACGGCCAGCCCGGCGCCCCGGGCCCGGGCGAGGGCGTCGGCGCGCTCGTGCAGGGCGGCGGCGAGCGCGGTGCGGGTCCACCCGCGCTCGGCGAGCGCGGCACAGACGTCGGTGATCGTCGCCGCGTCCAGTTGCCAGGTGGCCTGGGCGGGCATCAGCCCACCGAGCACGGTGATCACCTCTCCGGCCAGGCGCGGCGGATCGTGGACGTCGACGTCCGCCGCGTCGGGCGGGCGGGGGGTCGGGGGGCCCTCCCGGTCCCGGCCCCCGGCCCCTTCGGGGCCGGGACCGGGCCGGGGCGGGCCGGGGTTCGGGTTTGCTTCGTTGCTTCGGGACGGATCGGGAAGCACTTGCTTCGTCTGTGCTTCGTCCTGGGGGTCCTGCGGGGGTGGTGTCTGCCGGGTCGCGCGGGCCCGGCGGACGACTCCGGAGGCGCGGCCACCGGCCCGGCCCGCGGCGGCCCGGACGGCGCGGCGATCCTCGACCTCGGACCTGGTCCTCTGCCAGTCCGCCCAGTCGTGCATGCGCCAGCCGCCGCCCGGGTCCTCCTCCCACAGTCCGGCCGCGACGAGGTGGGCGACGTCGGCGGCCCGGGCGCCGTACTCCGCGGGTACTCCCTCGGGGATGACGCCGTCGGTCAGGTGCCGGGCGGCCCACGACCCGCACAGCGTCCAGATCCCTACGACCCTGGCCCGGTGCTGCCGCGGTATCCGCAGCACCTTGGGATGACTCCCGAACCCGTCGTCGACAAAGAACCAGGTCATATGGGGTTCCTCCGGTCGGTGCGCGGTGATCCGGTGGGTGGGTGCGGACCGTGGGGCTACGGTGCGCCCGGGGCGGTCCGCGCGGGGCGGTCCGACTCGGCGGCGTCCTGGTCGCCGAGTTCGGCGCGGGTGGCGTCGATGCGCTCGGCCTCCCACGGGGAGGGCTCCCAGCCGAGGTCGAGGAGGAGATCGAGCCATGTCATGATCCACGGCTGGACCCGTGGTGGGTCCTGCGCCCAGGTGGTGGGCAGGCGGGCACCCGGTTCGTAATGCGTGGCCAGCATGGCCAGCAGCATGCGGTGCGGGTCCCTCCCCCACGTGGTCTCGGTCACCGCGGCGGACAGGTCGTCGCCGTGCAAGTCGGTGATGTCGATGCCGAGCAGCAGCGCCCACTCTCCGACGTCGTGCTCGATCTCGTATGCGCACGCCTGCGCGACCGCCCGGGCGATCGCGGTAGCCGGACGGACGGTGACCCGCCGCGGCGAGGTCACCCACTCGCGGATCCACGCCAGCCGCGCGCCCGCCGCGGCCCGCACGTCGACCTCGTGGGCCTGCCGGGCGACCCGGTCGAGGTCGAGCTGGGCGGCCTCACGGGCCATCCGCGCCGACCTGTCGACCCGGCGGGCGGCGATCTCGTCCGTGGACAGGCCCTCCTCCCCCGCGTCGACCGCACCGCCGATAGCGACCGGTCGGCCGTGGACCTCCGGGGTGAGGCACAGCCAGACCGGCTCCTCGTCCCGGGTCGGGGCGAGCACGGCGTGCCCCGGGCAGGAGGCGTGCTCGGCGACCTGCTCGTCGGTGGCCACGTCCCAGTGGTGGCCTCCCAGAGCGGTCACGAGCCGGAACTCGTCGACGGCCCGGTGGGGCACGTCGGCGCGCTCGACGACCCTGACCCCGGCCGCCTCGTGGATGGCCCGGGCTACGGCGGCGGCGTCGCGGTCGGTGCGACGCATCCGTGCTCGCTCCAGGGTGAACCGCCAGGAAGCGGTCCCGACAGCGTCCGTCAGCTCCGCGTACAGGTCCGGATACTCCGCGAAGGATCCCAGCGCGGCGGCCTGGTCGAGGGTGATCTGCCCGTGATGGACCTTGGCTCTGGTCTCCTCCGGTAGGTCCAGCAGTCCGAGCCGGGCCCGGACGGTGCCACGGCTCCGGCCCAGCCTGTCCGCTATCTCCTCCGCGTCCAGTCCGTCGAGGGTGAGCTGTCGGTAGCCCTGAGCCTCCTCGATCGGGGACAGGGCCGCCCGGTGCAGGTTCTCGCCGAGCATGTCGATCAGCGCGTCGACCTCGTCGACGTCCCCGCGGATGATGCACGGCACCCGGTCCGTGCCCGCGATCCGGGCCGCGGCCAAGCGCCTCTGACCCATGAGCACGTGATACCCGCCCGTGTCGTCCAGGGTGACGACCAGCGGCTCCAGGACGCCGCGGCTCCGGATGGAGTCGGCCAGGTCGGCCAGGTCGTCATCGGGGCCGAGCTCACGCCGAGGGTTGCGCGGGTGGACCGTCAGGACGTCGACGGGCAGGGCGGCGTACAGGTCCCGGCCGTAGGCGGAGGAATGTCCGGGGTCGGTGGTACGCAGCGGGGAAGCGCTCCGGACCACGGTCAAGGTCTGGCGTGACATGGGTGGCTCTCTCCAGGTGCTCAGTCACGGTCATCGGTCAGCAGGACACGCCTGCGCTTGATCGAGTCAAGCCTGGTGCCCAGGGATAGGGGAAGGGTCGGACCGTGCATCAGTCCGCCGAGCAGGACCACTCCCGCCGGGGAGACGTCCGGGTCCGGGCTACCGGGGACGATCTCTCCCAGCAGCCCGGACCGGATCGCTGCGATCCGGACCGCGGCCAGTTCCTCCGCGTCCGCCGCCGCGGCGGCGGCCAGCATCAGCTCTACCGGGTCGAGGGCATCGGCAGTAGTCATCCGCATCGCTCGCAGGTCGTCCACCCTGCACGCTCTTCCGATACCGCGATGTAGTGGGGGCAGTCCCGGGCGGGGACACGGACCCCGACCCACCTGCGATACCAGTCCTCGTCGACGCCCTCGGGAACGACGGCGTCCGGGACCGGATCGCCGTGGGCGTCGCGGATGCAGTCCTCCTCCGCGGCGGCGCGGGCCCGGTCGACCTCGGCGATCAGTGCGTCGACGTCCCCTGGAGCCGCGGCCTGCTCCGACTCCCGCACGACGACGGTCACGATCATGCCGTCCAGGGCCGGCACCGCCGCGGAGAGATCTACCAGCCGCTGGTCGCCGTACGGCGAGCTCATCCGGACGTCGTCGGGCACGCCGAGGCAGGTGAACGTCCGCCGGGCGGCCTCTATGTCTCCCTGGGCGTCCTTCTGGAGCAGCACGGTAATCGACCCGGACGAACCGGGATCCTGCCAGATGGTCGTGCACACGACCTCTCGACCGGCAGCCCGGACGGCGGCGTGCACGATGTCGACGGCACGACCGATCAACTGCATCACCAGGGCACCTCCGTCAGCGTGTCGTCCGGGGTCCGGACGTCGATCAGGATCGCCGAGCCGTGCACGACCCGGGTGCATCCGCAGGGCAGGTCCCCGGGTCGTGCGGCCAGCTCCGGGCCGGGGCCGACCACGACCAGGTCGACGTCGCGGCGGGGGCCGAGACGTCGACCTTCCGCGCAGGTACAGATCACCGTGGCGACCACGTGGTCGCCGGGCCGATCGGTGATGCGCCCGGGGTGCAACCGGGTGATGGCCCAGCTCACCCCCCGCGTGGCGTACACGGTCGCCGCGGTGAGGACCACCACGACGCCCCAGGCAGCGATCAGCTCCAGGTCGCGGACCAGCTCCAGGTCGGCGGCCAGGTCGACGACGCTCATCGGGAGGCCTCCGACGAGGCGTCGACGAGGGTGCCGTCGGCGGCCAGGTCGGCGGCGACGGCGTCGGCGATGACCGCCGAGACGTCGGCCCGCGGCCCGGCGGGTAGGCGGTCGGTCAACGGATCCGTGCCGCCAGGCTGCCGCAGGTGCCTGGTGCGAGCGAACAACTGGGTGAGAGACCACTGCTGGTCCATGAGATCCTCTCTTCGTCGGCCCGCCCCGGAGCCGTGGCTGGTACATCGGGGCGGGCTGGTCTATGTGTCGACGGCGTGCCGGGCGGAGTCTCGGATCGGCGTCCGCCCGGCACGCCCGTCAGGTGGCACGCCGGACCGGGAGCAACTCCCAGGGGGGAGCGGGAGTCGCGCGGAAGGCCCGGCCCGACGTGCCGGTCATGGGGTCGGCGGGCCGGGATCCGGCCCGCCGCTGCCGCACTGCGTCACGGCAGCGTCGAACAACCTGGCGATCGGGATATCCAGCCACGCGGCGAGCCGGGCCATCTCGTGTGCCAGGAACGGGACCTCGCCGCGGGTCCGGCGGCTGATGGCCGGCTGGGACATGCCCAGGGCCTCGGCGGCGGTGAGCCCGGTGCGACCGGCCTTGGCCAGCTCACCCCTCACCGCGGCGGCGATCGCCGTCTGGAGCTCTGGATCCTGGTGCTTCGTCCTTGCGGGCATGCGGCATATGTAATCTCTACGCGACTAAATCTGTCAAGTCCGTCGAGCGGATACACTGGCCTTTCCGGTCGGACCCCCGGCTACCCTCGGGATCCGGTCGTGCGCTGCTCCCGACTTCTGGCTGACTTGGATCTCCTGTTCTCGCATGGGCGGGAGCCGGGAGCAGTGTGAGGCGTGGTGAGGACGCCTGGTCGGATGGGGCCGTCCTCGGCGAATGACGGCCGCCGGGGGCGGCCCTATCCGCGGCATCCGGGGCCCGGACGCACGAAACTGCCCCCATCGCCGCAGGACACGGCGATGGGGGCGGAGGCCTCCGGAGCCCTACACGTCGGCCAGGGAGCGCGTCGAGGTCCAGCCCGCCCGGGAGTCCTGCCAGTCCTCCCAGACCGACCAGCCGACCATCGACCGGTCCTGGCGGGCCGCGGCGAGCGCCGCAGTCATCACGTGCGGCGGCGTCCGCGACGACGACGCGACCGGCGCGAACGAGGCCACCAGCTGGTCGTCGCGCGCGACGTAGGCACGCATCCGGTCCATGTCGCGGACCACGATCCCGGAGAGCCGCTGGTCGGCGGCCTCCGGGAAGTCGTAGAAACCGCGCTGCCAGTGGTCCAGGCGGTCGCCGAGCGCCTCGGCGACCGCGCCCCAGGCCTGCAGTCGGCCACCCCACAGGGAGGACCAGATCCCGACCCGTAGACCGGAGTCGAGCAGGTGCAGGGAAGCATCCACTACGGGCCCTACCTGCCAGCGCCGCCCCGGCGTCCCCTCCAGATCCCAGCAGATCCCGGTCACCCCCAAGGCATCGCGCTGGGCCTTCACCGAGGCCACCAGGTCGGCGACGTGCAGGCCGGACAGCACGGTGATCCCGCCGTCCTTGGCGCCGCCGATGCCCAGCTGGACGTCGACGCCGTCCGCGACCAGCGCGGCCACCTGCTGCCCGGTCACCCCCGGAGGGGCGGTCAGCCGCCCGGTACCGTCCCCGTCGGACTGGCACATGGCCAGGCAGACCGTGGTGAGGCGGGCCAGCACGTCGGCCGGCCAGGAATTGACCCTCGGGCCGTGCCATCCGTGATGCCACAGGATCCGGCGCTGACCGTGCGGCAGTCCCTGCTGCCCACCCGGATCCGGGTCCGGGTCCGGGTCGACGCCCGACCCGGGATCCTGGACCGGATCGATGCTCCAGCTCCAGGTGATGGTCCGCCCGTCCGCCGTCAGCAGCGGCGGCAACTGCCCCACCTCGCTCACGCCGTCACACCCATGATCATTGCTACCGTGCCCACGACCATCACGAGCACGAGCAGGGCCGCGACCGCGAGCAGACCGAGGACCGACACCACGATCGCGCGGACCTGCCCGAAGTCTTCGTACGGCGCCCGGTGGCGACGGATCGACACGGGCCTGCCGTTCGGGGCCCGGTACACGCCCCAGGCCGTCGCCGTGGCTACCGCGGCGGCGACCCACGGCACCCACGCGTCCGGCAGGATCCCGGCCTGCGAGGCACCGTCGGCGACGGCGAGGACCTGGAGCAGGGCGCCCAGTACGGCGACCCAGAGCTTGCGGTAGTCGACGGTCCAGAGCTTGGGCACGATGACCTCCGATGTGAGGGGTATACGGCGATCGGTATTTCTAGCCGCTATGTCGAGGATGGTATTCCTCCGGCCGGGGGCGGTCAGCCCAGGCCCAGAGCGCTGACGACCAGTGCGCCGATGCTTCCGCCGCCCGCGGCTGCGGCACCGGTGGCGACCCACAGTGCTCGCTCTAGGCGGCGTAGGCGCTGCTCGTGGTCGGCGACCTCCGTCAGCGCGGTGTCCAGCTTGGTCTCGATCCTGGCCAGGATCACCGCGGTGTCGTCGACCGGGATCGTCGTCACCCCTCGCCGTCTTCGTCGTCGTCGACCGCGGCCGCGCCCGCGGTCGCCCTCCGGACGGCGTCGAGCCGCTGGGCCACGCGGTACATGCGCACCAGCATCCACCCGTACGTCAGCGGCTGTCCGTCGGTGCCGACGTCCCTTCCCCTGGTCGGGATCGGCGTCTCCAGGATCGCCCGGGCAATCTCTTCGGCGGTGGGCATGGCGTCCTCTCCTGACGTCGTGGCTGTGGTCGGCGGACCGATTAGCCGCAGGTCGAGGCGGCCCGCGAGCGCGGCCAGGTCGTCCCCGGGGCAGTCGGTCGAGTGCCAGTGCCGGTGCGGCCAGACGCGGGTCCCTGCTCTGCCGTGCGCGCGGGCGTCGGCTACCAGCCACGTCGCCGCGTCGACGGCGGCCGGCGACGGCGTCCCCGAGGTGTCGTTGACGTGGGCAAAGGCGTAGCTGACGTTGTTGCCCACGGTGGTGCCCTGGGCTGCGGTGCGCACGCCGTAGCCGCGGCCTGCCAGCGCGTACCCGTGCTGGCAGAACCCCATCGTGTAGGCGATATCCACCCACCCCCGGGTCCTCATGTGGAAGTCCTGCCAGGACCTCCACACCCGCTCGCAGTCGTCGTGGGTGCGGATCGTGGACGGTGGTCCACCCCAGTGCAGAGTGCATCCGCCCAGGTGGGGGTCGATGCGGGTCGACCGTGACGCCGGCCGCCGTAGTCCCAGGTCGGCGCGGGTCCGCTTGCCCGCGATCCGAGGGGTCGGTGTCACGGGATCGCCGGGTCCGGTGAGCACCCGGCGTCGGGCGGCTCCGCATCGTGATCGACGGGGACGTCGTCGTCCCAGTCCGGTAGGCCGTGATCGACCGGCACCGGTGTCGGATCCTTACCCATCGGGCCTCCTCCTAGCTGGCTGGGGTGGTGTCGAAGGTCAGATATGCGTTGTCCTCGGTGTAGGACTCCTCCCAGCCCTGCACGTAGACGTCGACCGTGGCGGCTCCGAAGAATGCGGAGGGCACTGCCAGGCGGATCCGCTGGGTCGGGTACAGCCCGCCGAGCGACGTCGATTCGGTGAAGAGCAGGCCGACGTGGTCGGTGATCGACCTGGCTAGGTCGAGACGTACCTGAGAGATCCGCAGTTTGCGGGTCGTCGAGGACAGCAGCAGATCCGCCAGGTCGGAGGCGTCCGCCAGGTCGGCGTTGACGGTCTGGATCTTCTCCAGCCGCTGCGGTAACCCGGGCCCGGCCTCCGCGGTGGTGTCGACGACGAGCACGGTGCCCCCCGGGGTCGACACCTCCACCCTGGTCGGAGTCGACTCGACGGCCCGCTCCAGATCCGGCGGTCCGTCGCAGTCCTCCTCCAGGTCGATCGTGGTCACCGGGGACGCCGGGCGGCAGGAGGCTGCCGCTACCAGCAGCAGCGCCGAGTCCTTCGACCGGGCCCACAGGATGCCCCGCTCCGAGCGGACCAGGCGCTGCCCCACCTGGAGCGCCGTCAGCCCGTCGTAGGACCCGGTCAGCGCGTCCAGGGACATCGACCCCACCGCTACCCACGACACCGGGAGGTCGTCGGTGGCGTCGGCCAGGGATGCCGCCCTGTTCCCGATGCTCCGCCCGTACCCGGCGGACCACCCGTCGTCCCAGGCCATGTCGGTGCGGGTGCCCAGCGCGGCGATACCGCCCCAGGATGCCGACGCGAGCAGACCGGTCGATCCGGGCAGCTCTATCTCCCCGATCGTGCGGATATCCAGGCTGGCATCCGACAGGCCGGTCGCGGAACCACCGAATTCAATCGAGGCGACATCCAGGTGTGATGCCGTCGACGCATTCTGTCTGACCCTGATTTTCACCCATTGACCGAACGGCAGGTTAGAGACGATACCTAGGTTCGTCGTCCCCGCAGAATCCATCAGGAATAGCGCGTTCGACGAACCGTTAACAGCCATTGCGAGGTGACATACCGGCGCTCCTACGTCGGTATTGAACGACGCGCAGAACCACGTCCCGGCGGCGAGCAGGCTGGTAGGCGTCTTCATGTGGATGATGATCTGTAGGGCCCCGGTCTGGATCCCGCAGATCGTCTTACAGGACAGTCCCTCCGATCCGCTGTTCGCGGTGATGATCCCCCCGATAGACATCTCACCGTCGGTGCCGACGGATAGCGTCGGCCAGTCCGCGACGAAAGACGTGGACGGCGCTCCGGGCGAGGCGTCCTGGGAGAAATTCGTCATCAATGTGCCGTTTCCGGCGGCCTCATAGACATCCGCCTGCACCGACTCATCCCGGGCCAGCCACAATGCGATCTCGGCGAAATTCGATCTCATGTATCTTTGGGCCAGGCGCCCGAGGGCGTCCTGGGCGGTGATCGTGACGGTAGCTTTGCGAATATCGGATCCGGGGAATTTCGGCTGTATCGCGGTTATCCAGCCGATGAAACGGGTGTAAACATTGCCTGATTGTGTGACGCGCCACCGGATCCGCTTACCTTCGACCACGTTCGGATAATAGCTGGACGACGAGTTATCCGGCATTAATTCTGCGTCGTGGTTGCGCAGTAGGCATGTGAGCGTGGCGGCGCCGACGTCGTCGAATTGGGTACGTCTCCCCTGCACGATCTTGAGTGGCTGCCTGGAAAGCATCAGCCGGTCGGTGACATCGGTCCACGTCGATGCCGTGAATTCGATTTCTAGGGTCCCGAAGAATGCCCGGCCGATCACGTCCGCCGAGGCGGACAGCCCGCCCAGGGTGGCAGCAGCAGTGCCGTAGGTGGTCGGCACCCCGTCCGCCGCGGCGTCGAGCGCGCCGAGCGTCGCCGCGGCCGTGCCGTGCACGGTCCGCAGGCCCGTCGCGGCGGCCGTCAGGGACCCCAGCGGCGCGGCGCCGGTGCCGACCGGCATCGCCGATGCCGAGGCGGACAGCCCGCCGAGGGCCACCGCCGCGGTGCCGGTGACCGTCGCTCCTCCGCCGGCAGAGCGCAGCGCGATGGACGCGCCGATCTCCGTCGACACGGTCCCGGACGACACCGTGGCTACCCGGGTCCCCGTCGCCCCCGACGCGGTCAGCCCCTCGTATCCGGCCGCGGCGTCCGCGTACCCGCCGACCGCAGGGTACGTGCTGACCAGGGTCATCCCGCCCGGCGCGGTGAGCGTCCGGTCGGTGAAATCCTCTTGGAACAGAAACATGCACAGCAGCAACGAATCCGACCCGGACGGGCTGACCGAGGGTGCCGTCACCGTCGAGGTCGACGCCACCGACGAGGCGAAGGTCGGCCCGACGTCGATCGGAGAGCTCGTGTCGACGCCGGTCGTGCGCAGGATGATCGCCTGTGCGCCGTACCCGTCGCCCGGGGTGCCGTAGCTGACGGTGTAGCTGGACGGCTCACTGGCACCGGCGACGCGGGTGAAGACCCGCATCCGCCACAGGCCGGCGAAAACCGTCCCCTGGTCGGTCCAGCCGGACATCGTGAATCCGACGCCTGAATTGCCGCCGTCCTCGTATCGGAATGCGAAGCACACCAGGTAATCGCCGTCCGCCGTACCCGACGGTTTAGTGACCGAAACGCTGCCACCGTCGAAGTCGAAGGCATCGGCGAACGATGCGTAGGCGGCCGTCATGACGGCAGCAGCGTCCTGGGTAGCGCCCCCCGGCGGACCCCGGTCTGGATCGCCGTGATCACCGACTCGGCGAAAGACTGTTGGTCCCCCGCGAGGACGCCGTGCAGGTGCACTTCCAGGATGGTCGTGCCCCCGCCGCCGAGGCCGTAGTCCTCGGCACGGTCCAGGGGCACGACGGCCTCGGGGCCTGCCTCGCCGCCGACCATGAGCGTCGGTCCGAGCAGGATCCCGCCCTCCGCCAGGTACGGCAGCGAAGGAATGGACCACGAGTTCCCGCCGATCCCGGGTATCCACGACGGGATCGAGAACGTGAAACCGCCTACGGTTCCGTTCCAGAACCTGGCTATGCTATTGAATGCCGATCGTGCACCGGCAGCGAAAGGCGAGAAGATCAGCAGCGCGTGCGATTTTATCCACGATCCGACCGAGGCTAAACCTGTCTTGATCTTGTCCCAATTCTTCGTGATGGCCAGGACGGCTAACCCTATCGGCCCGGTGAGAATGGCTAGCAGGAGCGGCCAATTCGACCTAACCCAGCTGAATAGCCCTGTTGCCTTATCCCACACCCACCCCAACCCGACGGACATTCCGTGCATAGCACCCTGGAATACTGCCCGGCCGGTCTCGGTCTGGGTGACGAACCACACGAGGCCGGCGACCACCGCAGCGATGGCAATGACCAGAAGCCCTAGTGGGCTAGTGGCGAAGACCATGGCAGCGTTCCACAGCCACTGTGCCGCGGTGGCCACCCCGACCGCCGCCGACCACGCGAGTTGACCGCCCCGTGCCACGATCGATCCCGCATTCATCGCGCCCAGGCCGGCGACGAGACTGCCGAGGCTGCCCGCCATGCCGACCGCCTCGCCGCCGAAAGCGCCGACGCCGGTCACGAGCAGGCCCATCATGCCGGTCGACTCGGCCATGCCCTGGGCCCACTGCTCGAATCCGCGCTGTAGGCCCTCGATCTGGCCCTTGGCCGACCCGCCCGCGGTCTCCGCCATGCGCTGGGTGGCGCCCTCGACGCCCTCCATCCTCTCCTCGGCCATGGCCACCGAAGGAAGCACCGTATACATGGTGTCTTCCCACTTGGTTCCGAATAGCTGGAGACCGAGTTCATTGCGTTTCTGCTCATCCGTCACGTCGGCCAAGGCCTGCATTACGCTGAACGTCGCGTTCCTGGCCCGGTCGCCGCCCGCAGCGAAGTCCTCGCCGGTCGTCTTCGCATTCAGCCCGAGAGCTTTCCAGGCGTCCGACGCCGCGGTCCCTCCCCCAACGGCGATCAGCTGGAATTCTTTCAGCGCGTCTGCCACGTAATCTGCGTCCCGGGCACCGCCCTTTAGCCCGGCCTGCAGGACGCTCAATGCTTGGGCGCCGTCGATGCCGAGCTTAGAGAACTGCGGAGAATACTCCTGAAACACGGACAACATGTCGTCGGCTTTGTCGATGCCCAACTGCTCGCCGCGCGTGAGTATGTCGAACGCTTCCTCAGCGTCCTTTGCGAGGCCATTCTTCAGCAGAGCGCCGGCAGCCTCGGTGGCCAGCGCGACGTCCTGATCGAAGGTCTGCGAAAAGGCCAGGGCCGAGGACGTCATCATCTCCAGGTCCTCGGCGGATGAGGATGAGACGCTCGCGAGGTTTATGCCGACCCTGCGGACGGCGTCGTTTACCTCCTCGATCGACCCGCCCCAATTGTCGGCGTAGACGGCTCCGGCGACGTCACCGGCCTTTGCCGCATCCGCCTCAGACAGGTCCAGTTGCGCGGCCAGCTTCGCATTGGCCGCGCCGATGTCTAGATTCTGGGCGAAGCCTACGGCGAGCGTGGCAGCCCCGGCCGCGCCCGCCACACCGGCAGCTGCACCGAATTTCTTCAGCGCTTCCCCGGTGTCCTCGGATTTCTTATCGACGTTGTCGAAAGCCTTCTCGGCGTCGTCGGAGTCTCCGAGGAGTTTGAATAGCAGGCTGACATTTCCGTCGGGCACTTTTCACCTCCGGCGAGATCGGCCCCGGGGCCTGCTCCTAGTGTTCATCTTCTCGACTTCTGCCACGTACTTCTGTGCAGCACGCACATAATACGCCCACATCCCGAGTTCCATCTGTGTGACATTCCACGGGGTAATGAACGGCCACCGATGGCTGACTAACGCCAGCCATTTACCTATTGATTCGGCGACGAATTCGAATGGGTATCCGGTGTCGCCGCGGTGGTCGTCACGCCGTCGGGTGTCGCCGGGCCACCGCTGCCCGGCGCCGTAGGGTCCTCCGTCTCCTCGACCGCGCTGAGGGCGTCCTGCTCGACCTCCGACGGCTTCACCTGCTGGATGTCGGAGGTGGAGAGCATCAGGGCCTGGCGCAGGCTCATCTCCTCGCCCGCGCCGCGGACCGCCAAGAATGCATAGATACTGGTCAGCAGTTGCATGCAGTCCGGGGTAGATATCCCGGGCGGGAGCTCCGTATCCTTTTCCGTCATTCCGGCGGCTTTCGCCGCCCTCTGGAATTCGTTGAATTCCTTCCTGATGGCGTCCAGGACGCCGTTTCCCAGGCCCCCGGGGACCAGTTTTTTCGCCTGGACCTGCATTTCTATGATATGCAGGTTCGGTGCCTTGTCGATCTGGACGAAATCGTATGTCCTCCCCTTAACGATGAGCTTCATGCTGCGCCGCGTTTCGATTGGATGGCTCGCAAGGTGTTCACCATGGCCTCTAGGATCTCCCGCTTCGCCCGCTGCGCCGTGACTCCCAGCATCGGCTTGTCCCAGAATCCTTTTTTCACCATCTGCGGACCCACCAGGGGACCGCGACCGTACACCGGGTGCATGATCCGACCCCGGTTGATCGCCCGCAGATCGGCGCGGTCGCCGAACGTCCTCGCCTGCCTCTTACCCTTTCCTCTACCGCGGACCTTCGCTTTGTTGTCGATGGTCCCGGTGATCGTAATGCCGACGTTCCTGCCGCTGTAGGCCTGCCTCGTTCTTATCCCGATCTTCGACGCCCATAGCCCGAGGCCCCCCCGGGACGGGAGCGTCGCGATAGCGGAGGCCTTGATCTCTTGCTTGACGGGCTTGGTGGCCCGCTGCACCGCCCTTGCCTGCTGTCGACGTAGCTCTTTGTCGGCACCTTTCAGCTGCCGACCGAATGCCTTGAGATGTTCCTTATCGACCTTGATCGTAGGCATCAGAGCGCCGTGTCCACGGTCCGGTAGCAGATGTAAAGATCTTGGTTGGTTCCGTCGTTCTTGACGTCGGCAGAGACGTTCACCATCCGCCGCTCACCCGCCTTGACCTTCGGAAGTTCCTTACCGAGGATCATGGACGGGATCACGATCTGGAGCCCTCCGGAGACGCCGGTGTCAAGTTCGTCCGTGACGAGGGTCGAGTACGTCGCGTACCAGGGGACGGCGGTCCCGGCGGCCAGGGCGGCCGGTAGCGTGGTGTCGTTGAAATTGGCCTTTCCGGAGAATCCGATTTTCGGACTCCCGACGATGGGTTGCCCCCTGACGGTGCCGAGTTTCCAGTCGGAGTCGTCGATCTGATGATCTAGCTCCACGCTGAATTCGCGGAAGGCATCGATCGCGGTCAGGCCGGTCGCGAAAGCGGTAGTCGTGGGTGCGGTCAGGGTCCCGCCGAACCCCGTCCCGGTGACGCGGTAGCTGTCGAGCAGAACTGTTCCGGAGGCGTAGGACTGTGTCGCTTTCGCCGTCCCGGTAGTGTAGTCGAGGGCATCGAATGTCACTTCGATCGTCGCCCAGTCGTCCTCCGGCTGGTCGAACTTCATCTTGCTTGCCGTGCACCCGGAGTAGGTCTCGACGAAATCCGTCCCGTCGTTCTGCACTTTGACGTGCTGAATGGTGTAGCTAGGTAGGAAGAATCCGCTTACTCCGGGGTGGAAAAGCTGGAACGATCCACCGGTCACAGGAGTGACCGTCGAGACGCCCAGGCCGGCGCGGAGCAGTTCGCCGCCCTGCTTGGATTCGACCTCGGCCTTGAGCGTGACCACGCCCTGGCCCGCGGTCTTCTGCGCCCGCTGCGCGAGCGGGCTAATCCGCCCGGATCCGCCGTGCAGCCCCATCCCTTGGCGCACGCGGGGGTCCCACTGGGAGTCGTCGTCGTCCAGGTGCGGATACCACCGGTCGACCGTGACCGGCGTCCCGTACGTCGTCTCCTCCCCCAGGCCGATGACGTCGTCGAGGGGACCGCTCACCGGACCTCACCTCCTGCTACCGCGGACATGGTGACCGTCGCCCGCGCGGTTCCCATGACCTTCCGCCCGGTCGGGGCCGGGTCGTCGTCGACACGGTGCCAGCGGCGCACCTGCGCGAGCAGGCCCTCACCCAGGTCCCCGTCCTCGCCGGACGGCGGTCGCCCGGCGACGTCGTCCGGGATCTCGACCGGCTCACCTCGCCGGGCGGTCACCCCGATGCCCGGAATGTGGATCTCCGGGCTTCCCTCGTCGTATTGCAACCACACGATGTCCTCCCTCAGATTCTGGCCTTGAACAACACGGTGAAATCGATCGTGACCAGAGGACCCTCCCGGTATTCCTGCCTCCACCGGTAGCCGCGTGTCACTTCCACGTGGCTCATCCATCCTTGGTTGGCGCCGAGCGTCGGTGTCGTCCGGCACAGGTTTTCCACGACGGCGAATTCCGCGAATGCCGCATCGCGGGCCGCCTTGATCGGTGCCCTGTCGCCGGTCTGTGACACGATCCGACAACGGATCGATCCGACCTCGTCCCTGGACCTGTTCCCCAGGGCGGCGATGTTTTGATCGGCGTCCCCGCCGTCCTCCTCGGTATCCGGGTCACCGGCCCACCCGACCGCCCCCCAGGTCACGACGCGGTCGGCAGTGATGCCGTACTCCGGGCCGTCGAAGACCGGGACTAGCCGCTCCGTCGGGGTATCGGCCATCGGGTCGTAGTGCCCGGGTACCGCACGCCATGCGGCCAGCAGCGCATCGATCACCGAGGGGACGCGCGAGGTATACGTAGTCGTCATGCCACCGGCTCATCTATCCAGGGGTCCCAGCATTCCAACACGGCATTCGGAACGAAGAATCCCGGAGGGAGATCCCAATTGTCACCGCCGGCCTGCCGCGGCAGGCCGGATCCGCCGCGCACACTATTCCATTGGTGCTTGACCAGCATGAGAACGCCCTGCCTGATTTCCTCCGGCACGACGCCGTCCGCCGCCCCCGCGACGTAGGTGACGGTGATGTTTGCCCGCCCCGGGGTCCAGCGCCACGGGACCAGCATCGTCCCGCGGTAGAGCAGCCCCGTCCTGCCGTCGAGGACGTACCCCTCCGACGTCACCGCGACGTCCGTTTCGGTCACCGACGTGACCGAGATGACCGGGCGCCGGAGCCGCACGTAGTGCTCGCCCCCGTCCCGGACATCGGTCAGCGTCTGTCGCCGCCACACCCTGGTCCGCTGCTCGCACGTCGACGACGCGACGCGCACGTAGCGCTGGAGCAGTTCGTCCTCCGCCGTCGAGGACACCCCGCACTCCGAGCGGGCCTCCGGGAGTGAGCACAGCGGCGGAAGGTCGGCGGCATCCACGTAGAAGCTGTCCACCGGGGGCGCCCAGTCGACGGTCCCGGCGAAGACCCACCGGACCGTGTGGAGGCCCGGCTGGGTCGGGGTGTAGGAACCGGTGTAGGTGCCGGTCGTCGACGGAGGGTTCGCCACGGTCGGTGACGTCGTGGTCCCGTCCGGCAGGGTGATCACCAGCGTGGCCGTGTCGCTGTTCGCGAGGACCCCGGCGGCGTCGTAGCAGTACTCCGTGAGTGCGACCGGGCGACCGAGGGGATAGCTCACCGTGCCCTCCCGTCAGGACGCCAGGGTGACCGAGACGATCAGGTCCCCCGCCGCAATCGAGAAATCGTCACCGCCCGTGACCGCGTTCGCCGTGATGGTGCCGGACCACCCGACCGTCCCGCCGCTCACCGCCGACCATCCGGTGCAGTGGGTGTAATCCTCCGACCCGGCGACCGTGGTCCAGTCGAGGTCGGCCGACGTCTCGGCGATCCCGTCCGACCCGGTGGAGTTCCACGACGCCTGCTGCCTCGTGGTCTCGGTCGCGGGGTTCGACGTCCCGGCGGCGCCGGGTGCCCCGATGTGCAGCTTGATCCACGGATACGCGGCCAGCAGCGCATCCAGCGCCGTCCCGGCGCCGCCGGGGAGGAATCCCTCGGCCACGTCAGCCCCCGGCCTTGTCCGCCGGACGACGCCCGGCCTTGTCCGCCGGACGACCGGAGGACTTCGGCCCGTCGACCCGGTGATGCTCCGGCTCGGCCAGCAGTTGCTCGTCGGCCTCGGTGAGCTCGTCGCCGGAGGCGTAGGCGAGCCGCACGGCGGCGGGATCGCCGTCGGCGACCAGGCCGCCGTCGGCGGTGCGCCAGAGGCGCCTACCCGCCCTCACGGCGCACCGTAGTAGTCGACCGCCACCGCGGATCCGTCCAAGGTCGAGTTCAGGGCGATGGTGTTCCCGGACGTCGCGGACGATGATGTCGTGACCGTCGGCCTGGTCGACTCCCGCACCCCGCCGAAGTGGGCGGCGACCACGGTGTCGTAGGCCAGTGGTACCGGTAGACCGAGCTTTGCCCCGGTCCCGATCGCCGTGGTGGCCCCGGTCCCGTCGTGCGCCGGGATCACGATCGACGTCACGCTGGCGAAGGCCAGCGATCCCACGACCGTCCCGGCCGTGTTCTCGGTGAAGGCGGGTAGGTCCTCGGTGATCGCGACGCCGTCCCCGTCGGTGCCGTTGACCGTGACCTGGATCGCGGCGATATCGGCGGCCGTGCCCCCCGCCGTCGCGGTGATGTTCCTCGGCACGTCCGGGTCGGTGATGGCGGTGCTGATGGTCTGCTCCGTGCCGTCGTCCGTGACCGCGGCATGCACCGCGGTCGTCGACCCGACGGCCGGGGACCCGAGTAGTGCACGCACCACCCGGGTCCCCGAACCCTCGATCTTGCCCACGTCTCCTCCTCCTCCTCAGATCCCGGTGACCGTGCAGAAAGCGGCCGGCCGGTAGAAGATCAGCGCGGCCCGGATCCTGGCCCGCACCGCCTGCTTACCCTTGACGAAATAGTCGCTGTGGGAATCGGACACCTTCACCTCGATGCCCTTGCGGACGGCCAACTCGGAGAAGTTCATGAAATCTCCGACAACGGCCGTGTTCTCGGTCTGGGCGTCGCACTCGACGACCGTGCGACCCCAGATCCGGCCGGGACCCGGCTCACTGGGATTGCCCCAGATGTAGATCCCGTCAGCCGTCCGGAGAAGCCTCACGCCCTGCCAGTCGTTCGGGTGGAAGATTGCCGCGGACGGCATCGCCCGGCCGGTGACCCGCACCAGAGTGAATGCCTTGTACACGGCGTCCGGGACCGGATCGCTGCCCTTGGCCTGGGTCTGGATCCCGACGACGTTGTTCACCCCGCGCAGGTTCGGAGCGGTACCGTTCCCGACGAGAATCTGCCCGTCGAGGCGCTGCCGCAGAAAGAACGGCAGCCGGTTGTCGAGGTACGCTTGTGCGCGCGCCTCGTCCTCGAATTGCTCATCCGTGACCGGCAGGAACGTCGCGATCGACCGGACCGGAGAGCTCACCTCGGTCAGCGCCAGCGCCGACTCCGCGTAGGCGCCGCCCTCGGCCCGCTCGGCCGCGTTGTTCGTGAAGGTGGTCTCCTCCATGAAGGCGACGGCGGACTGATTCGTCCCGGTCTGCGGGATCAGGTCGGTGACCTGGACCGGGCGCTGCGCGTCCTCGACGACCCGGCCGGTACGGGTCACCTCCGGCGCCCAACCAGCCGTCGTCTCGAAGAGCGTTTTCAGGTCGACGTCGATTTCGACGTCGGCACCGCGATGCACGGTGCCCGCCTTCGATTCGACGAAGCGTCGACCGAAGCTCTTCTCGGGCCCCCGGGGTCCGTCCCCGTCCCCGTCGTCGCCGGAGCCGGAGCCGGACATGCGCTGCCCGGGCAGGTTCCGGACCTTCGTCGCGGCCTGCTCGACGGCCTGGAGCCGGTCCACCTCGGCGCCGGCCTCGTCGAGTTCGGCGTTCTTGGTCCGGATCCATTCGACCTTGGCCGCCGTGTCGCCGTCGATGGACTTGATCTTCTCCATGTCGAGGTCGGGACCGGCCTCGGCGAAGACTCCGGCGAGGTCCTTCTGGAGCCCGCTGAGCTTCTCGGTTGCTTCCTTCAGCGCGGGGAACATGACCGCGCCTCCTCTCGTTTCCGGTGCTCGTCCGATTGGGTCAACGGATTGACCGGGCTGCGAACTTCAGGAACTCCCGTGCCAGGTCCTCCTGCAGCTTCTGTGCCGCGGCCGTGTCGTCGTCCGGTGCCGGATCGCCGAGCACCTCGGCGAGCCGCTTGATCTTCTCGTCGACCTGCCGCAGCAGCGCGGCCGACTCCTCCCGTGGAGGCTTGCCCTTGGCCGCGCGCAGCGCGCGGTCCAGGAAGTCGTCGATCTCGGTGATCAGTGCCTGCCCGTGATCACCGAATCTCATGCCCTTCGCCGTCAGGGTCCTGGTGTCGACTCCGGCGCCGAGCAGCACGGGGGACACCTCGTGCACGAATAGCTTATCCAGAAACCGTACGCTCTGTTCCTGGAATTCACCGAATGAATACTTCAGCGGGTCGTAGCCGTAGGACCACTCCCCCAGCCCGTCGGCGGCAAGCCGCTTCACCGTAGTGAATGTATCAGCGCCGTCCCCGGTGTCGAGAAAGAACTGACCATCCATGATGGCCTCGGTCTTCGTCACGCGGATCTGTCCGGAGCCGACCGGTAGTGCGCCGCTCCAGGACGTATGCCCGTAGGCGGAGATCACCAGTTTCGCGCCGTCGTCGAAGGCGCCCGGGCGCGTGACGTCTCCGTCTTTGTCGATCACGTTCAGGGTGGAGAAAATGGCTGCGACTTCGCCCTTGTCCTCGTCCTTGATCTCTACCCTGCTGCATATCTTGCGGGTCGTCATGCTGCGGTCCCCTCGGTGACAGGTGGAGTATCCGACGTTCCGGGCGGTCGGAGCTGTACGGAGAACAGACCGGAGTGTCCGCCGATCAGCGATCCCAGGTCGTTGTTAGCGACGAATCGTACCGCTGCGTCCGGCGTGTATCCGGCATCCGTCAGGGAGCGAATTGCCATGGCCTGGACCTGTTGGATCTTTGCGACGTCGGCCGCGTCCTCGCGGAAGTACGCCACATCGCGGTCATCGAACGTCAGCTCTACGCCGGGCTTTTGCGCGCTGTCAGACGTCAGCGGGCCGATGACCGGCAGCAGCGCCGCCGCGGCGATCCGCCACAGCGGTCGGATCGTGCCGTCACCGAAGGCCCGACGCGCCACCCCGAAGTTCCCGGCGTTGAGGCTGCTGCCGGCCAGGCCCTCGGACAGGCCGACCAGGACGGGATGGACTCTTGCCGCAGCGGCGATCCGAGTTTCTCCGGCGCCCTGGGTGGCCTTGAAATCTATCTGCTGGAAATTGGCTGCCAGCGGAGTGACGTCCGCACCGCCTGCCGTGTAGAGCGTCTTGTATGCATTGTCGACGCCCTTGTGCTGACGGTCCATTTTCTCGACGAATTCTTCAAATTTCTCCGGGCTCATAGGCTGCTTCAGGCTGACGGACAATCCTGCCTGGGCGCCGTTCTGGAAGAATTTGAGCTTGTGTTTAGTAGCGGCTTGGTCGGACATGATCTCGCGTAGGACCGGGGTCATCCACGACATGCCCCGCCATTGATAGTCAGGGTCCGGGTGCGGGGAATACTGAGCGACCTCCTCGGGCAGTAGTAGCACCGGCTCTCCCGGTCCGCCGAGATTACGGCGACGCCGCGGTTGGTACTCCAGCGCTACGACGCGGGCGTCGAGGGCCTGCGGACCGTCCGGGTGATCGGACGGGGATCCGATGATCACGGTCACTAAGTTCGGGTGCATCCTCACCAGGCGGCGCCCGGGACCGCCCGCCGATGTACGGCCGATCCTTCCGCGGTCGTCCGCGGTGGTCCACCAGCTGTTTCCCGCCATCGCGACGTCGACCTCCATCCGGGCCAGCAGCCCTCCGGTGGTCCCACCCGGCCAGGGCCGCTCCAGCAGGCCGAGCTCCGGCGAACCGAACAGATCGCCCGGGCGTCCATTGGTCCGCTGGCGCCAGGCGAACCGGCCTTCCGCAAACACCAGCTGTCGCGTGGTGGCGCAAGCGAATACGACGCCGTCGGCTTTGTAGATGCCCTGCGAATACTGATCGACGTCGCTCGGGACCTGCAATCTGTCCGGGCTCCCCCCCGCCCAGTATCCGACCATGCGGTCGTAAAGATCGTCGAAGGCCCATGACGGTGGGTCCGTCGGATACGCCTTCCTGCGCCGCCCGAATAGCGTCACCTCTCGGCCTCCTCCGCGTCCTCGACGACCCGGCGACCGGCCGACCATTGGAGGACGGCCGACGCACCGGCCAGGACCATCCCACAGGACCCGCATCCGAGCGCGACACCCAGGACGCCGCCTACTGCCGCGGCCGAGGCTAGGCCCGCGGCGGTGGCCAGCAGGACGACGGCGGCCAGCTCCAGCACCGTCGTCACGATGTCGACCATGCACGCTCCTCCTGCTCCGTCGTCATCTCCAGGCCGCTAGCGGCTCTTCCGCCACCTGGATCGTGGATAGGCCCCATAGGGCCCCGGTCGCCGCGACCAGAGGACAGATATCGCTCGATGACGATCCTCGCGTCCAGGCCCAGGCGTCGAGTAGCCGGCGCTTCGCCGCGCCCTTGATCGCGTCGTCGAGCGTCGGTTGTCCGATGTGGCGCCACGTCCGCACGGCTCCGTCTTTCGATGCCGCGCCGGACTTGATCGCTCCGCAGGCCTGCGCCATGTCTCGGCCGCTCATCAGATGCAGCAGGCCGTCCGGTGCGTCCTTGGACTGCACCTCGAAGCCGGCAGTGCGTAGGTCCGGCAGGAGGGAGCCCACCGGTCCGGCCGGGTCGATCACGATCGGTCGGGGTCCCCACCGGCCCCGCAGCTCTACCAGCCGGGCGACCACCCATCGGTCGCCCTCCCGGTGGTCGACGACCTCGACATGTGCTAGGCCGTCGCCGCGGCGACCGGCTACCGCGATCGCCGCGGCGGCCGAGTCCGGCGCGACGTCGGCACACCAGATCACCTCGTCTCCGACGATTTCGGAATTCTTATCCGTGACGGCCGCCCAGTCCGCCGCCGGGATCACCTGCCGCGTATAGCCGGACGGTACCCATAGGTTCAGATAGGAGCGACAGAACTTTGCCATTCCGCCGCCGGATTCCTCCGTGTCGGCTAGCGCCTTTTTCAGCGCCCGCCGCACGGTGGATTCGTTGACCGTGTATCCGAGCGCCGGCATACATGACCACCACGTCTCCGGGTCCTCCGGGTCCGCGTCCGGATCGGCCGAGTACTCGATGTACAGCACTCCGGAGTCCTGGCCGGCTTCGGCCATCTTCCGGCCGGAGTCGACCTTGCCGCGTAGGTACACCGACCGCTCGGTGCCCGCCGTCGACACGATCCATAGTTGCGCCCAGGGGCGCGTCATCATCGCCGGTTCCATGGCCTGCTCGACCCGGTCGTCGACCTGGGCCCAAGCCTCGTCGACGTCCCCACCGTCGAGCGTGTCCCCGTGACCTGCGGTTTCGGTGGTCGAGTCGATCCCCCAGATCGATCCGTCATGCCAGCGGATCGACTCCTCGCCGATGGTGCGCCGGAGCTTCCATCGACCGGCGAAGCGGCGGGCCGCGGTGAGGTCCTCGGCCCAGATGTCGAGTAGCTTGTGCTTCGCCTTGAGGCGGGTCTGTGCGGTGTAGACCAGTTGCTGCCGACCGCCGAGCCCAGCTGCATCGACCATCCGCTGGACGTTTTTGGCTAGCAGGATCGTCGACTTGCCCGACTGTCGCGGGACCGTGACCCGGACCTCGCCGTAGACCAGGTGGCCACGCTCGTCGCATTCCAGTGCCTGGTCTGCCAAGGCCACCTGCCACGGCATCAGCGGCTTTCCCAGCGCCTGGGCTATTCGTGCTACCCGCGGCCCCCAAGTAGGCCGCGAGGTCCTCCGCGGACAGCTCCAGCTCGGACGCGCGGTGCTCGTGCGCGACACGATCAGCTGCCCGTGACCACCGGGCCGGACCCGCCGAAGAGATCATCGCCTTGGTCGCTGTCCTTCTCGTGCGCCGCTAACTCGTGCACGATCGCTCGCAACTCCCTGGATAGCGACGGGACGACCCTCGGGTCCGTGGTCGTGACGACCGGGCTGTCGAGGACCATGGCTAGGACCTCGGCCACGCGCTCCAGCGTCTGACCGGCCGGATGTGACGACCACAGCGCGTCCAGCTCTTTGCGCAGGGCACGTCCGATCGGGCCGGCTCCGGCTTGCTGCTCGGCGTCGTCGCTCGACGGCGGCGGATCCGGTGGATCCGGTGGACTCGGCGGGGACTCGTCGACGTCGACCAGCCGCAGCGGGGATCGGCGGCGCCGCTCACGACGTAGATCCCGGGCCCGGCGATGCTCCGGGCATCGCTCCGGTAGCGGCCCGCGGGCACCTGCGACGTATTCGGGCGCCGAGGGGGGGCAGTCGATGCACCGATACCTGCGCATCGGGTCACCTCCTCCCCGATACCGACCCGGCCGTGGAAACCACCGCGCACCCCGGCGGCCCCGCGCAAAAAACATAGA